GAAGGCTATTGATCCTGATGAAAAGGATGAATGGAATGCTAAGGCTAAGGCTAAGTCTAACCCTAACCCTACTAAACCTACACACCACGATGATGACGATGACGACGACAACGATGACGATGATGAATAATGAGTGATTAGTTTAAGGGATTTGGTTTGTTTGGGTGTGCCTTTTTTTTCCTTTAAAATATACAAAAAATTTATATTAAATATTATATACTTATATTAAATAATATGGAATGTGTTATTTGTCTTGAGGATATTTCTTGTAATGATTATTGCAAATTTAATTGTTGCAATAATAGTGCTCATAATATTTGTTTAAAGTCTTGGGTTGATAAAAGTATTAAAAATAAAAATGTAGCAAATTGCTTTATATGCAGTCAAAAAAATAGCGCAATTGAAAATATTATAGCATTACATTCTTGTAATTATAATACTAGTGAAATAGTAAATAACAATAATAATAATTATATTATTATTGATATAAGTGCTAACAATATTAATAATACACAAGCACAATCATATATAGAACTCAGGTCTTTTTTAATTTTAAAATTAATTTACACTACTTTAGTGATTTCTATATTGTTTATTGGTTTTTTATATTTAACAGTATAATAATTTAAGCTCGCACTTGTGGTTTATATGGCGGTCTAGGACCTTTTGAGCTATTATGCGATTTAACGGTAATAAACTCAGAATTCTTAGACATATCGCGATTTTTGTGACGAGTTTCACACATTAAATCATTTTGACAAATACCCTTAATATTAATAGCTTGATATTCGTGTGCACCCGTCTCCATTTTCTGAATATTGAATTCAATATATTCACCTTGAACAAGATACTTATATAATTCTTCCTTAACATTTAAAGAAGAATGATGAGCAAAAATATCTTTTCCTTTATGCTCGTCTTCTCCGTTCAGAAATGTAATAAAACCATATCCTGACTTGTTGTTGAACCATTTTACTTTTCCTACATATTGGTTGGTGGCAGTATCAGCCGGTGACATTTTATATATAGTATATTATATATAACCTTTATATTAGTTTTGTATATAAATATTATAAAATAAGTTTATAAATAATCGTATAAATATATATTACTAATATATTATATTAGTAATAGTTAAAATGGAATGTATGCTATGTAAAAAATATAAGCAACCACTATTTTGCTTAAATAAAAATTTATTATGTATAAATCATTCCAAATTATTGTATAATAATCAGCTAATTTTTATACAAAAAATTTATAGAGGTTATAAAGTAAGAAAATACTTAAAACAAATTTTTAATAGACTACCGAGAGATTTACAAATTCATATTTTGAGTTTTAATAATAAAAGCACAAAAAATGATGAAATTAATTTTATAAATAAATATTTGCACAAAATCACTTATAAGATCAACAATTTTTCAAATATTAGATCACATATTATAACACTTAAAGAGCTGGAAAATATACTAGCATTTATATTAAAACATAATAAGGTTATAGACTGCAAATGGAAAAACTATTATCATTATTATTTTAAAAATATATGCTACATTTTTTTATTAATACAAAATTCGGATACTATACCAACACATATAACATATATACCCTCTTATATTTCTATTTCTATTTTCAACTCTCTGAACTTTCAACCTAATATAGCAAATGATGACGTTTATACAAAAGTTAATGACTTATTGCAACCTATTGCAGTATTTTTAAATAGCTAATCTAAGGTGGTTATATCTCATTTAATAATGTTATAATATAGTCATAATTTGGAACTTGATTATATTTTAGCCGTCTTATATATTTAAATAGCTTGTCTAATGTAGTATAATTAATACTTTTATTATTAAGTATGCTATTGTTTTTATCTTGCAAAAACATTAATAATATATCAATATTTTTCTTATTACTAACGTCTAAGCTAGTATAAATGTTGTAACAAGATTTATCTAATAACAAATAAAATAAAATATATAATAGCGATTCAATATCATCACGTCGTGAGGGTTCTATTAAATTTATTACGTTTAAACTTGAAAAATTAACAGAACCTATTAACGATTTTATTTGTGTTTCATTATTATGAATATTGCCCCTTTTATACATTTTAGAAAGACCAAAATCAATTATATATAAATTATAACTCGTGTCTAAACATATATTTGTTGGTTTCAAATCTCTATGTATTATATTATTTTCGTGGATTAATTTAATTATTGCTATTAGCTCTCCTAACATAGTTAAAGTAGTTGTGACATAATTTAATTGGTTGCAATTTTGTAATTTGTAGTCTTCCAAAGTCATAGTATATAAATCCATAACCATATACATCTTATTATTTGTTTCAAATACGTCATATATTGTTGAAATATTGCTAATAGAGCGCAGTTGTTTATATATTTGTATTTCGTATTTGATTAAGTCTTTTGCTCCACATTTTATAGCATAGCTTTTGTCATTATATGTTGCTTTTGTTACCTGTCCAAATTCTCCATTAGATATATATGAAACTATATTATACTTATTTAACAACATATATGAAGCACTATTAAAATAGTTAAATGCTATATTTTTATGTTTTATCACTACTATTATTTATTACGTTTTCACTTATTACGTTATCACTTATATCATATTCTTCGGTTTCTTCACTTATTGTTTCCATTGTTTCTTTTCTTATTGTTTGTATTGTTTCTTTTATTGCTTCTTCTATTTCTTTGATTTCATCTCTTGTTGTTTCTTCTGGTTTTATAGTATTTTTACAATAATTAGACTTCTTAACATTTAACTTGACGTTGCCTAATTGCAGTAATTGCATAGTTAAATGAGGAATTAGCGAAACATAATTTATATAGGTTGTATAGCTATTTAAGAAAGCTAGTGTATGCTTTTCTAAAAATTTGATGCTATAAAACCAATAAGGAGGTATTACAAGAACCTGCCCTATTTTTAATATTACTCTTAAAAATTTAATTTTATTATAATCATTTTTATAAATGTTGTCTACATTATAAATATTTATTTGTGAGTAAAATTCTAGTGTTTCGTAATTCTTTTTAACGTGCAAATTTTTATAATATTTTGGCGGACACAAAGTTACTTCTACTTGACCGCTTGATAAATATAATATATTGCGACTATTTATGCTGTATTTTAATCGTGTATTATTATTTTGTGCCCCCATAATAACATCATATTTTTTAGCACACATATTAGGCGGTCTAAAGAAAATATCATTTTTACATAATATTTTGACTATTGATGTTTCTTGTAAAAATTCTTCATTATTATAACTTAAGTAATTTGTAGAGCTAGCAACATCGTAATAATCCTGTAAATTTATTTTACACAAATTGTCGCTAGCGTTGTTATATATATTTATATTAAATGTTGAATATTCAGAAAGTAAATGCTTGACGTTAATATTTTCAACTAAATTAATGCTGTTTAACAAGAGAGGCTGTTTATAATTTATTATATCTTCCAATTTTTCTTTTGATAAATTTTCCATTTCATATAATTCTAAATAGTTACTTGTTTTATTGTGATTATAAATATGTATATATAGAAATAAAACCACACATAATATTAATAAATTTATTATAATCAACATTAATATTTGTTTAGTTATTATTTATTTAATTTTAACATAAATAAATAATAATTGTTTATAATTTTATTATTCAGGTTTTTCTTCTTGTGTTGGTTCCGGCTCTTGTGCTGGTTCTTGTGCTGGTTCTTGTGCTGGTTCTTGTGTTGGTTCTTGTGTTGGTTCTTGAGCTGGTTCTGTGGCCGGTTCTTGAGCTGTGTCTGCACTAGTTGGCGCTGTATCTTCGACTAAACTAGTTGCGTCATCAATTAATTCGTGAATACTGATACCATTTTCAGTTGGATTTCTAATATCTAATAAATCTTCAATTTGTTCTTCGTTTAATAACAACTCATTATTGCCAAAATCAATATTTAATTTTTTAATTTCACCTATATTTTCATCATATATTTCATCGGGCTCGCAATTCTCACAGTTATCACCAGGTTGACAGTTAAAATCAAATGCATTAAAATCTCCCGACTTAAATAAAGACCCACTTAATAGTGATTGTAACATAATATTACTAGGATTGCTAGTCTTTTTACTATGTAATAAAGCAACACTAGTTTCGATTTCTTTTAGTCTTGCACTATTGGAATTACATTGCTCATAAAGTTTATTAACATTATTAGAAGTTTCTAAGGCCATATTTTGAGATTTAATTACTAATACTTTTAGCTCACTAAATTCACTCATAATATTGTCAATAGTATTCATAGTTTCGAATTTTTGCGCTATTTTATCATTTAATAAATTGGTAGTGCTTGTTATTTGGTTTTGAATAACTGCAATTTGTTCTCTTAGTGATGTCTTTAAATCGTCCATTTTTTGTTCAGCTCTTTTTTCCTGTATTAATAATTTTTCATCATATAACGCTAAAGATGCCGCATTAGAACCACCGCTTTCTTTTGTGGTGTCGTTGCTCTTAGAATGACCTGCGCTCTCTAGTTTATCATCTATAAATTTTGTTAATAGGTCTTCGTCTGTAAATTCTGTAATCAATGTTTCTAATTCTTTAATCTTTATATCGTGAATTTGTAATATTTGTAATGGTGTTAATGTTTGATTTTGTTCGCGCACAATATCTTTTTGAGGTTGCTGACCTTGTTGAGGTTGTTGAACTACTCTATTATTAATAATCGGGCTTGGTGGTACTGGATTTTCATTTGTTGCTCGCCTTCTTCGCGCAGATGCTAAAGCGGATGTTGACATATTTACAATATACTAATGCCTATTTTTTAAACCATATTATTAATAAATAATATAATAATAATTAATATTATATTATATTATTTATATTTGCTTGTTTGTATATTTGCTTGTTTGTATATTTGCTTGTTTGTATATTATGTTTTTAAAATATTATGCTTTCATAATATATTTAATAGCCTCGTGGTGCTTATAATTAGTAACTACAAAATCGGTTTCTACATAATCTTCAATAAGCTCACGTTTATTTATAATTTCTAAAGTTGGAAACTCAAAAGGTTCGCGTTGTAACTGTATTTTAATGTTGTCAATATGTTCCTCATAAATATGACAATTACCCTTATAATACAAAAATTCATAAGGCTCAAGATCACAATGCTTTGCTAATAAATGCGTTAAAAAGCAATACGACGCAATATTGAAACACGTCCCACACGCCTCATCATTGGAACGTTGATACATAGCACAACTTAACTTATTATTATTTGTTACATTAAATTGCATAAAAATATGACACGGAGGTAGTGCCATAATATCTAGCTGACAAGGGTTCCACGCAGTAATAATCATTCTTCTAGAATTTCGTTTTTCTGGATCTTTCAAACACTCGATTACTTCTTTAAGCTGGTCAATACCTTTATTGCTATAATCGCTAGTGCAATCAGTATATTTCGCATTGTAATGACGCCATTGAAATCCGTAAATAGGACCTAGGTCGTCTTCCATAAACTTAGTTAGACCGCGCCCGTCTAAAAATTGGCGAGAACCATTTTCATCCCATATATGCACGTTTTTCTCTTTTAAATGCTTATTGTCTGTATCTCCTTTAATAAACCATAATAATTCGCGCAAACACGTCTTCCATGCGACCTTTTTCGTAGTCATAATAGGAATTTTATTATACTCTAAAGAAAAATGCATTGTTGAACCGAAAATAGATAATGTAATTCCATTTCTACCTTCTTGGTTATTTTGTGTAGACAATATATCATCTAATAAATTTAAATATTGATTTTCTTCATTGTATTTGTTATGTCTATACTTATTTGCCTCACAACACCGTTTTAGCATTTAGCTATTAACTATTATGTTATACTAATATAACTTAACTTATATTTAAATAACATTCATTTATTTATTAATTAATTTATTTATTAATTTAACCTTTTCATTTTTAATGGTTTCAAAGTAATATAATAACCCACTATATGTTATTGATACTGAAATTATTACTGTAGTAGTTTCATTTTTTGATAACTCTAATGCCTTATTATACACTTTAAAACCATCAATTATATATATATTACAAAGCAACCATAAGCAAAATAATATGAATGATATTAAGAAAGCGTTATTCGTTTTTCTTGAATTTATTATATATTTTTTAGCAAAAATAAATGCAACTATTGAACCAAATAAGTGCCAACTTAGATCAAATAAAGCTATAAATACACCAGTATTTTCTTCACTTAAATGCAAATATTTTTTGCACAAAGCTATCATAATAGATGACCCATATTTATCAATATATTTTTTGCTTGATGTTACATTAAGTTTTTTTATAAGTACCAATGTTGCTATAAATAATAATGCTGTGGCCGTACCAAAGCAAAAATATATTATAAAATCATACACTTTATTATCATATAAATTTACATATAATAGTAGTAGCAATACCATAATTAGTACTTGAAAACATACTAATTTAAAAACTTTTATTATTAATTTAAAATACGAATAGTCATCTAATTTTGTTTTCTTAGTCTCTTCTTTGGTCTCTTCTTTAGTCTCTTCTTTAGTCTCTTCTTTGGTCTCTTCTTTAGGATTTTCTTCTTTGGTCTCTTCTTTAGGATTTTCATCTTTAGTCTCTACCTTAGGATTTTCTTCTTTGGTCTCTTCTTTAGGATTTTCATCTATCGGCTTAGATGCTTCCATATAAATTCTATTATTTTATATTAAACATATTAAACAATAATATTTTTAACTAATTTCACCTTATTAATTTTAAAATAAAACATGCTAATAATTAATATTAATACTAATATTAATGTTATTATATAAATATAATTTCTAAATATAAAATACAATAAAAACCAACTGTCTATACTTTTATCAAATTTAAATAGTCTTATTACTGCTCTAATAATAGATAATATATAAATATTAGAGCTCCAATTATTTTGGTTCTCGGTTTTATTAAATATTTGAACAATTAGTGGATATTTATATGTAAATTTTTTAGTTAAAGCCCCTATATATGTATTATCCACGTGCCCTTTATTAAAATTAGACGAGCTAATGTCTTCAATTAATTTACTTCTTGCATTACGTGAATATATAATTGCTTGTACTGCACCAAAAAAATAACTACCAATATTCAAAAAATCTTTACTATATTTTGATACTAATCCAAATGATCCAAAAGTGAAAATATCAAAATCTGTTGTTGCAATAAATGCATCTATTTTTTCATAAATTAATAGATCTTTATTTACTACTAGTGCATCATCTTCTAAAATTATTACATTATTATATTCTTTTAAATATTCAAAAGCTGTATAATAAGCGTGAACAATATCTTGTTTAGAACTTATAATTGTTGATGGTTTATTACACTTTTTAAATCCCTTATTATATTGAATTATTGTTTGCTTGGTGAGATTTAATATAAATGGATCTTCTTTAAATCTAGTACTGTCTTCCATTGCTAATATAAGAACAACATCAACATTTTTTAGAAGAGGTGTTTCACAATTATTTATTACTTTATATGTGTAACAATCCATTTAAATTGATTTTATATGTTTATAGACACAATTTAAATTTAAATAATAAACATATTAAGTTATATATTTAATCGTTTTATGTTATTTAGAAATAACATTATATAAAAAATAACATTATATAAAAAATAACATTATTTAGAAATAATATTATTTTTTTAATTTATATATATAATAATATTTATGGAAACTCCAAATCAGAATTTTATGAGTGGCGGAACTAGCAATAGATTAAGTCCTTCTGGATTCTTCTATTATGTTTTTAACTTTGATAGCGATAATAAAGCACTATTATTTAATATGTTACAATATTTAATTATTGCTTTAATCCCTGTTGTAATATTATTAAAACTTGTAAAAGAATATATTCCAGAAGATAATGACAAAAAAGCTAACTTAGAAATATTATTTGAAATCATTATTCAATTAGGTGTATTGTTTATTGCAATATTTTTTATTGATAAAATAACTCGTTATTTTCCAACATATAGCAAGGTGCCATATTCTAAATTTAATGAAGTAAGTTTCATTATTCCTACGTTGATTTTAATTTTTACTATGCAAACAAAGTTAGGAGCCAAAATCAATATTTTGTATAATAGAGTAATGGAAATGTGGAGCGGTAAAAGCCCACACGTGGGAGCAAGCAATCACGGTAATGCTAAAATAAATCAAACTATTTCTACACCTGGAATTCATCAGGTTAGCAGGGCTGATACATTAGATAATACTTTAATGGCCCCAAGAGCTAACCAATTGCCTGCACAAAACAATATATCTATGATTGATTCGCTGCCAAATATGATTAATAATGGCGGAGGAATGAACTTTCAAGGACAAGCAATGCAAAATGCATTTATGGAGTCTATGGAACCAATGGCTGCCAACGGCGCTTTAGGAGGAGTATTTGGGTCTTCATTTTAATTCTAAAATTTTTATTTTACTGTAACATATTATAAAAATTTTAGGGGGCGTGGGTTATATGTCTTAAATTTTAGTGATTGTATTTTGTGTTGGTGTTTGTTCCAAATGGTTTTCTAGGCTTAGTGTTGGTATTTTTATTTCGTTAGCTTTATTTCTAATCGTTTTTGATAAATTTGTAAAAATTGGTTTTTTTTTTTGTGTTGGTATTTGTTCCAATTGTTTTTCTGTGTCGCGAGGGGAAAAAGTTACCCCCGCAGGCATGGCAGATTCACCGTTTACACGGGTGAGTGGATCGGGAGTTGTTGTTGTTGATTGTGTTGGTATTTTTGTTGCTGGTGGTGTTGATGTAAAGTGCTTTCTATCCCGTACTTCAGGTGTTAATCCTTCTCGTATTGAAACTGATATGTCTTTAGGGTCTAATGTATTATTTTCATTAGCGGTACTTTGTTCGGATTTCGGTGCTTTTTCTTTAAATTTATTGATGTACCCTGTTACACCTGAATTATCTAATTTTGGTCCTGTTTTACCTAATGAACTAAACCAACTTGGAGTTTTAAAAAGACCAGACCCTTTGTTCTTTTGACTACAATTTTTTTTACCGTACTTATTTTCAACTATAAATCTTGTAGCTATACCAGTTAGTTGTAGAAAAACCGCACCTATAGTATTATTTATCTTACTAGTGCTTGCCACATAAGGATGAGGACATTGAATTACTAAAATAAAAATTGCAATTATACATACAATAATTCCAGATATATACATATAAATCTCTTCCAATATTTTCGCTATTTCACTTTGTTTTGCTGTTTTTTTTGTTTCTACATTACAGTCTACTGGCGGGGCTTCAACGTCTTTATTAAATTTAGAAATGAAAAATACTATCTTATTTGAAATAATATCTTCCATCATTATTGTTAGCATTCGTAATAATATATAAATTACCATAAGTTTTAAAGTTACTGCTACCATAACAGTTATAAAGAGAAATCGTTTCTGAACAAGCTCAGGTATTTTTTCATATATATATTTAATTGGTTTAAATAGTAATATTACTGTAATTAATGCTGCTATACCTAATACGTATAGAGCGGACGACTCTACTATTTTAGCCCAACTTAGTACATTAGGTTTGTTACCATTACAAGAGATTTTATAAAATGCTTTTGCTATTCCGGAACCTATTATAAGTACTAACATAGGCCATAATATATATGACGCACCAATGAGTTGTTTAAAAATTTGAATTATATCTAATTCGGGTCCAACATTACGAAAATAATCAATAAATAAATAAAGCATCAAAAACCAACTTGTAATTACAAAAAAAATAGAATATATTGTTTGTGTTGTTTTTTTGTTAAATTTAATAGATGGTAAAGTTTGTTTATTACTCCCTAAAAAACTTAAAATCTTATTTAGTGCCCATTGTATTAATGTCCATAGTAAATAAAATAATAAAAATAAGAAAGCAAATAATGTAAGAATTCCAGGTATATATGCTGTATTAAATAACATTTTATTAAATCTTTTAACACTAGGTTTAGAAAATTTAATGCCTCCTGTCATATCTTCTGTCATATCTTCTGTCATATCTTCTGTCATACCTCCTTTCATACGTTGTGTCAATGGTTTTTTACTGATATGCAAACCGAAACTGTTAGGCGCAGTTTTCACTGCGGGTGCATTAACGTCCTTTTTGGCTTTATCAACTAGCTTCAAAAATTCAATTGGACTCTGTTCTATTAGCACCTTCGCAGTATCTGTACCTACAGTAAGTAAATTCGTACCTACAGACATTAGAAATGTAAGCGCATCTTCTCTCGATACACTAGGGTCTGGTGTAGGATTTTTTTTTGCGTAGGCTGCTTCTCTTTTTATTTTACCTTTAAACTTATTCCAACCTACATATTCTAGTGAGCCTTTTAATCTTTCTTGATTCGGCGTGAGCGGTTCTTGCTTGGGTGCGGGCGTTTTTTTTAGTACTGTTCCGGGAGAAAATGCATTATTAATTATTGATGGTGAAGAAGAACTTGCCTTAGTAATTCCAGGAGGTGAAGAAGAACTTGCCTTAGTAATTCCTGGAGGTGAAGAAGAACTTGGTTTAGTAATTCCTGGAGGTGAAGAAGAACTTGCTTTAG